AAATTCGTTACTCCTTTTCCAAGAATACACATGGAAATGGTGTCCCAGGATATACAATCTTATGAGGCTGTACTATCTAAGGGATACGAGTACAAACGAGTTTTGACAGAATTTGAAGCCATCAATGGTATTGCTGGTGTAGAATTCTTTGATAGAATGAACCTGAGTACGTCAGCAGGCTACCCTTATGTGTTAAATAAACCTAAGGGCGCAGTTGGAAAACGCTGGTTGTTCACCGAACCAGATCCCGCCGACAACGTTACTGTCAATAACGCTGAGCTTAGAAGTAGAATTGATGCGAGACTTTTAGCTCATGCTACAGGCAACTTTGTGGAGACTCGTTGGACGAATTCTCTTAAAGATGAAAGAAGGAAACTTGCCAAGATCGCTAATGGCGATTCTAGAGGTTTTATGATCGCCTCTACCGACTATACCATCGTTTTTAGACGGTATTTCCTTTCCTACATCGCTTGGATTATGACCACACGAGCCAAACAAAGTTGTGCTGTTGGAATCAACACACACGGACCCGAATGGGGACAACTAGTTGACTATCTCTCCGAAATCGGTTCTACTGACAAGAATTGGATCGATGATGCTAGTTGGGCCACATGGTGCCAGCAAATGAATATCCCTTCGGATGCTCAGGAAAAACTACGTGCAATTAATGTTGCCGTTGGAGACTCCGATTACAAAGGCTGGGATGAACATGTCATGGCAGAATGCATGATGGCAGTGTGTGAAGATGCGAACGTATGGTATGACGACGGACCTACGAACGCTTTAATTCGTCGAACCCTAATGGAAGAAGCAGTTTTTACTCCTTCACAAATGCTTGATTTAGTTTATTACGTGTTTATTGGATTGCCTTCCGGATTTCCTGGAACCGCAGTTTTCAACTCTAAGATCAACGAATACTATTTCAAGTGCGCCTACCTGGAACTAGCTAGAAGAGATGGTCGTTGGAAGCACTATTCGCTTGATTCGTACCGTGAAAATGTACGAAATAAGTTTTATGGTGACGACAACGTCAATTCTTTTAGCCCCGCTGTAAGAACGTGGTTCAACATGATCACCTTCAGGGACTACATGCAAGAACTCGGACATGAGGTTACACCAGCAATCAAAGATGGTGTGATGCAACCTTGGATGCGCTTGGACGAGCTTTCTTTTCTTAAGAAAGGCTTCAAAGTCCATCCTGTTTTCAAGGATGTCTACGTGGATCCCATTGAACCCTATGTAATCCATGAATTGACGAACTGGGTACGCGATGACCAAATTTCGTTTCTTTACGATAACATTAGGGATTCTTTAGAATTCGCTTACAGCCACGGACAAGATTTCTACACAAAGCACTTAACAATTGTCAACAATGCTTTGCTCTCCAAGAAACTTGATCCAGTTAATATTTCTTACCACGCTTGGGATTGTGCACACTTGACCAACTGTGGCAAAGTAATATGCCCTCCAACAACACGCTTCAGGATGTTCCATGAAACAGCATACATGCCCGAGAGCGCAATGTTTCCTAAAATGCCATACATTCAGGAAGCAATGTACCTCGACAAAACTATGTGCCTGAAGTGTTGTGAACACTGCACACGTTCCTTTTTGAAATTTCCAAAAGCCAAACGTGCAGTGTGTTATGCCTGTGCTCCCTTCAACTCATTGGGGGAGATTCAGCCAGAAGGCTTCACTAGTTTCTTACTCGGAAATTACGAGGACAACCTAGAAGGCTTCAATTATTGGGCTGAATGGACCAAAGAGCACCACGGGTTGGTAAACAAAACCTGCTGGTGTGGAACCCCGTTTATGACGGTACTAGATGACCCCATAAACTCCAAACGCGTGAAATGTTACGAATGTGTACCCTACTCTTCTTTTGAATGTGATTTTTAAGTAGATGCTCTTTCATTTCTATCTGTACTAATATTTTCCTTTTTCCTCTCTACGTACGAGGATTGTCATTGGTTTGGCATAGGCGTAGATGTTTCTGATAATATAAAATCCTTTATATATAAATATTAAAAAAAAAAAAAAAAAAAAAAACAGGAAGAGCACACGTCAAAAAACC